AAGTGTAGCGCGGCTGCGCGCGGAGAGACGTTAATGCGCTTTGCTAGCTTACTTGTGCTTTCGTTCAACCGCTGTGCAATGCTACGGAGATCCATTGAGTCGCTGTTTGCCAGCACGCGCTATCCCTTCGAGCTGATAGTGTTGGACGATGCGAGTGATGCAGAGACTCAGGCGTACGTGATGTCTCTAGTGCGCGACCATAAGGTGTCCACCGCGTTGTTCAATGCAGGACATAACATGGGTTTGGGTATTCAGGTCAACCGAGGTGCGGCGATCGCACGCGGGGATGTGCTCATAAAGTTGGACGCGGACCTGGAGTACAAGCCGGGTTGGCTGACCGAGGTTGTACGTCTACTAGATACCCACAGGGACTTGGGCTGCCTTGGGCTGTTCAAGTACTGGCACGAACCATGTCACTTTGACCACGAGGAGCCCAGATGGCTTGGGGATCACTACTGTGTGAAGGATTTTGTAGGCTCTGCCTTGGCAATGCGGAGGGAGGTCTACGTGGGTTGTGGCCCTTGGGTAGAGGATCCCAAGGCAAACTTCGCCGAGGATGTACGTTTCAAGCATAGTGTGGTACAATCTGGGTACTACTTGGGATTACCCAAGGATGACTTAGTAGATAACTACGGCTTCGGAGAGCACCTTACAAGTTTGATTAAGGTGATCGATTGGGAGGGCGGTAAACACGTGTATAACGTCCCTCAAATAGCTCCGCTGGTGTTCAATGGCTAATATCTTTTCTCGTGTTCGTCAGGCTCTAGCATCCTGGTTAGATCCTACTCCCAGGAAAAGCAGCCAGACGGGTTTTTCCAACCCGGATGCCTTTATGGATCGGTGGTCGTACGCCTTTCAGGACCCTACGAGGGTGCGCCGCAAGGTGTATGAAGAGGTTCTTCAGATGGATAACACCATCGAGGAAGTAGCGGCGGCTCTTGATATCCTCGCAGATAACGCGGTACATGGCGAGGCTGGGGAGGCAGAGTCCTTTCAGATCGTGTACGAGGTTGGTGCGAACATCCCGGACGGTGTGAAGGCTCAGATTGACGGTGTGCTTGCACGCACACGCTGGCGGGAGAAGGCGTTCCAATATGCGCGGGAGATGCTTCTGTTTGGGGACGTGTTTTTGGAGCGCGTTTTCAACAGGAACCTTGAGCTGGTCCGCCTGATGTATCTGCCTCCAGAGACGATGATTCGTCGCGAGGACTCTTCTGGGCTGCTGTACCAGGGGAACGGCGAGGAGGATGCTGCGTTCGTACAACAGGATCCTGACAAACAACAGGTACTGGCGCGTTTCTATCCCTGGCAGGTGGAGCATATCAGGTGGGGTCGCTCGGGTTCCAGCAAGTATGGACGCTCGCTGCTGTACACGGCGCGTACTGCATGGGTAAAGCTGCGTGCTATGGAAGAGGCGCTGGTTATTAACTGGCTTACGCGGGCCTTTGCGCGTCTGCTCTTCATCCTGGATGTAACGGGTAAGACCTCGGATGAGGCCTCGAGGTACATCAAAGACTTCCGTAGTGCATTGCAAACGCAACGGATTGGGGGCGGTAACGCTCAGGCCACGCAGCTGTCCGTCGTGAAGGACGTGTACATAGGCAAGCGTTACCAGGAAATAGGAGATGAGATTCGTGAGGGGCTTGCGGACGTTAAGGTTCTGGATACGAGCAACTCCGCATACCTGAATCTTGCGGCGATCGAGTACTATCGGGGTAAGATTCTAACGGCGACTCGTGTGCCTAAGGCACACCTTGGGCTTGAGAAGGATATCAACGCCAAGGCTACTCTGCAGTTGGAGGACCGTCGGTTTGGAAAGACAATCCAAAGGATCCAGACGGTGCTTTCGGAAGCGATCATGAATACGATCAACATTCAGCTGATCGCTTTCGGCGTAGACCCAGCTACGGTGCCCTATCGTATCAGCTGGCCTACGCCGTCTTGGGCGGATGAGGTAGATACGTCTACGTACTATAGAAACGTTGCGCGCTCTGCGGAGGAGTTAATACCGCTCGGTGTGTTGGATGCGGAGTACGTGGCAACTAGGATGCTGAAGATAACTCCTCAGGAGTGGTCTAGCATGAAGGGGAGGCAGACTAATGCCATACCGAAAGGGGACGGTACCGAAGAAGTTGAGGGGTAAAGGGATCCCCCAGAACTTCGTGGATCAATGGATTGAGGTGTTCAACGCATACCTACGTGAGCACAAGGGCGACGAGTCCGGGGCGTTCCGTCGGGCGTATGCTGTCATGACGCGCTCATTGCGGAAGGCTGGATACCGTCAGGACAGCCGGGGGGTATGGAGACGCATTACGACTAAGGAAGTGGACGCCCCGGATTCGGTGCAGTTGTCGGTTGAGCAGGCAAACTTGCGGGTAATTGGAGAGGCCAAAACGCTGGCGGAGGCTTCCACAGCAGGTTTGAGGCTCCGAGGTGTAGCGCTGATAGATCATGCAGTCTCTCAGCAAGGGTCTTGGAGCGAGCGAGCGGTACTATTCTCCAGAGTTCAACGACTTCTGTATGATGCGCTCCATAGAGCGTATCGAGCAGGGTTACCCATGTACGACGTATATCACCCACGGAGCGGCGCTAGGGGATCTGTTCTCAGGCCCAGAGAAGCTACCGGTAGGTAAGGTCGAGTTGTTTGAGCGGGTGGAGGATCGTATAGAGTATGAGATGACTATCGCACCCACGGCTGAAGGCCGGGACGTCATGACGCTGTTCTTCAATGAAGTTCTGGGTCCAACGTCGGTACGTATATACGATGTGTCTTCGGCGACTAGGGAGCTGGCTATAGACGAAGATGACCCTGAGGAGCCTATTGAGGAGCTGTTGGGGGGGTTTATTGGGGGTATCGACTTCTGTGATGCTCCCGGTATTCCCGGAGCGGGAGTGCTAAACGTTCTAGAGAGTGCACCAAAGTGGCAGGAGGCTGACGAGATGGTCATTGAGGAACTGACATTGGAGATGCTTCGCGAGCAACGACCGGACTTGCTCGAGGAGCACGCGGCGAGTGTGGCAGAGGCGCTGGCGTCGACAGACAACCCTCCGGGCGCTTCTACAGAGAACGAACCGGACGCGTCTGTAGAACTGGCGGCTGCTCTACAGCAGAAGCTCGAGGCGCTCGAGGCGAGGGTGGCGGATCTGTCGTTTGCGCTAGAGATTGCGGAGGCCGCACAGATCGGCGTTGGACGAGAGATTGCGCGGCGTCTCAAGGCGGAGGTTTCATCGTCTGAGGAGCTCTACGAGGCGCTGCCTCGAATCCGTACAGAGGCGCTTAACACTGTGATCTCATCGACGGCCTCGGCGACAAAGAGCAAGGGGCAGCAGCATGTGGGGATCGACGAGGACGATCCGACCGTGGTGGAGGATGATGTCGAGGATGACATGACCACGGACATCTCCGACTTTCAGGCTGCTGTTCTCGCCAACTCCCGATAAGTTAACTGATTTTTTGGAGGTAAGTTCGATGGCTACAAGAATGCGACAGCTCGTAAGGCCACCGGAGATGCGCCGAGTGGGTGACTCTTCTCGGGTTGCAACGTCCTGGGCTGAGCTGCAGAAACAGTATGTCGAGGAGCTCGTGGATAAGTGGAGCTGGCTGCTGGAGGGCACCAAGAAGCAGAAGCTGACACCTATCCCGGAGCGCCTATGGCCTGCGATGGCGATGCTCTTCGAGAACCAGGTCGCTCATTCCTCGCGCGGAGTGCTCGGGGAGGCTACCTTGTCAGGCGATCAGACGCTACCTCAGGTCTACGCGCTACCTATCATTCGTAAGGTATTCCCGGCACTCATCGTCAACAAGATCGCCTCGTTGCAGCCTATGGGTGCGAACTCGGGGGGTGTGGCTAAGATCTACTACCTGAACGCCTACCGCGAGGATGTCTCCCCAGAGACGAACTTGTCGGAGAACGACTACGATTACTCTGTTGGGTCCGAGGGGAGTGTCCCGAAGCGTGTACGTTTGGAGATCACCAGTGATAGCCTCACGGCTGTGAAAGACATCCTGGGGGCTGTGTGGTCTTCGGAGGCACAGGAAGACGTTCGCGGATCTCTCGGTATCGACGTGGAGAATGAGCTCGTCGAGCAGACTGCTGGTGAAGTCCTACGTGAGATTGAGCAGCGCGTCGTGTATGACATCGAGAACCTGGCTTCAGCAGGCGACGTCACCTGGTCGAAGACTCCCTCGTCATCCTACACAGCGAAGCAGTGGTACGAAACGCTGTTCGATGCTCTGATCGACGCTGATACGAACATCCAGAAGTGGCGCTACCGACACGCGGACTGGATCATATGTGGAACGGAGTTCGCTTCGTACCTGCGCAAATGCGCCGACTGGACGACGATCCCACGCAACAACGACATCGAGCAGACGCTGCAGACGGGTGTAGAGCTGATTGGAGAGTTCACTGGTCAGTGGGATGTGTACCAGTCTTTCTACATGTCCTCGAATGTAGCCATCATGGGTGTGTACCCTAGGACAACGCTCGATACCGGCTATGTTTACGCTCCGTACATTCCGCTAGAGGTTACTCCTCTGGTGTACGCGAGCTACGACGGTCCTAGTGCGGATAGTCCGGGTCGTTACGTGAACAACGACGAGTGGACACGAAGCATACGAACACGCTACGGCAAGAAGATGGTTGTCCCGCAGATGTTTGCGAAGATTACCATCACGAGCTGATTTGCTCTGAACTGACCTTGGGTGGGGGGGATCTATGCAAGTTCAGAACATCTCAGGGGTGTCGCAGAGAATGGGGGGTGTGACGCTACCTGCAGGGGTGTGGACGGAAGCCCCCCTGCGGGTAGCGGATACCTTGATGCGGCGGGGGGTTCTGCGAGTCAGATTCCAAAGGCAGCCGTTGCAGGATCCCCCAGAGATTTACTGGATGAGTCCATTCTCAAAGTGCGATGGGTATGGGGTTGTAGCCTCGAATCTACTGCGTGTCATGAGACGTGCGGGTATTCAGGCGTACCCCCGGAAGTGCTGGTTCTCTTCGAGGCATGACTTAGACGACGACATCGAACCTATGCTGAGCGCTCCGTTACCCAGGGAACCAGAGATTGGTTTCTGCTTAGCGCAAGCCAACCATTTTTGGAAGCTACCTACTCATTATCGTATCGGGTACACCATGTATGAATCGTCAAATCCCTTGGAGAAACGAGGTGAATGGCGGCATGACATGCGGTACATCGATGAACTCGTGGTACCCTCGGTGTACTGTCAGGAGATCTTCGACTGGGTGTCCGTACCTTGCTCTGTGATTCCCTTACCCCTTCACGAGGACTTTTACACAAAGCGTCTTCGAGAGCCGAAGGACACCTTCACCTTTGCGATGCACGGTACACTCACAGGGCGCAAGAGTCCTCTTGAAACGATCGACTGTTTCCAACGGGCGTTTCCGAGAGCTCAATATCCCAATGTACGCCTGTCGCTAAAAACGCGTTTGGGTTACTTGGGCTGGGGGCCACACCAGCTGCTGCTTCCAGAAGATCCACGAATCGAGGTGACGGACGCCTCCTGGTCGAGAGATACCCTGATAGAGTGGTTGCACAGTGCGGATGCTTACCTGTTTCCATCCAAAGGAGAGGGGTTCGGCATGCCTCCCCGGGAGGCGCTAGCCACGGGTCTTCCTACCGTTGTCTCCGACAATACGGGTTTGCACGACATGGTGAACGACAAGTTTCTATGGTCGATTCCCATGGTAAGGAGCGAGCCGTGCGTC